CCGAGATAAAGTTATTTATGAAATTTAATCGGTTCGTTAACATCTTTAAATGAGTATGTGAAACTTGGTACCCATCTTATGATATTAGTAGTTATATGTGGCAGATAGAAATAATAGAAAGGTGACTTAAAACTAAAGGTCCTGAATGAACAATCAAGAGAATTAAATTTCTTAGATTATCACTTTCAAGGATTTTAGCTGAATCACCACTGGATCGTCAGAAGTATCTTTCATATTTTCGTAAAACTATTATTCCAAAATTTCTGAATAATAATCTACTAAATATTAGAGACATTGGACATATAAGATTACAATACACTCTTTTAGAGGTGAGTAAAATTATTGACCATTGAGGAAAGCCTAAATATGAATCTATAACTAATCATCCAACCTCACTCCCAGAATTATCGGGAAATGAGCTGGCGGATATTTATAAGAAACATTTTTATACTGACCTTACTCCTGAATTTACAGAGTTCCATTATTCTGTCAAAACTGGACCTCTTGGATCAGCAGTTTGTTCATCAATTGGAGAGATAAATATCCTTGAAGATAAACTATATGAAAATATAGCAATCCTCGGTGGAGATCGTCTCCGTCAAAAGATGGATAACTGTAAATCCCTATTCTCGCAAATTCCTTATCAATCACTTGATCAAAAATATGTAAAATATCCAGGAAACTTTGATAATTCAAAGAATAATGAATATCTACGTAAAATAAGTCTAGTGAGAGATCCAGAAATGAAATTAAGGCCTATTGCGATTTTTGATTATTGGTCACAGGCAAGTTTAAAAGATCTTCATCATCGATGTTTTGATGCATTAAGAAAATTTTCACAAGACTGTACCTTTAATCATAATCACGCAAAGCCGTCTAATGACAACTTCTGTTTCGATCTTACAGCAGCAACAGATAGATTTCCCCTAAAAATACAGGTGGAATTCTTAAGTTCTGTTATAGGACCAGAAAAGGCAAATGCTTGAAAGGAGGTTATGGTCTCAACAAAGTTTAAGACACCAGATGGAAAATCAATCTCTTACGAGACGGGTCAACCAATGGGGGCTTATTCTTCATGAGCCGTATTCTCTATATGTCACCACTTAGTGGTACAACTTAGTGCAAAGGAATGTAAAATCCCCTTACCATTTAAGGAGTATTATCTACTTGGTGATGATATAGTTATCCAGAATTCGCAAGTAGCGTCAGTCTATTTAAAGAAACTTCAAGACCTTGGCGTAGAAATATCAGAGGAAAAGACTATAAATAGTAAACTATTTATGGAATTTACCAAAAGACATTGATACGAAGGAATAGAGGTAACTCCGTTCCATATTGGAGCTGTTATCAATACATATAAATCTTGAATAAGATTATATAGTTATTGAAACAACATGTCAAACCAAGGATGAATTCTTCCAAACAATAGGATTGATGACACAAGGCGACTTTTAGTCTTACTCGGTGATCCAAAGGCATATGCCAGAAGAAAATCTCGTAATATTAGAAGTCTACAATTGCTAACTGCAGGGATAAAATGTTATCCTCATGGTAGTCATTATTTTAATGATTTACTTGAGATTGCAAATTTTCCAATCAGTTGTAATCATAAACAATCAGTTGCTCAAGAATATATTCTAGAGGTAATAGGTAGTTTAAAATTACAAACAATTATAGATGCCTTAATTGACGAAGTAAAGAACATAAATAAGGAAGTAAATACCTTTATTAAATTCCTTTCTTCTCATACTTGTGTGTCACAAGATGACATAGGCAATATTCCAGCTATTGATGTTCTTATCAGAAGATCTAAAGATCTAATGGAAGAAACTCAAGGAGCAGAAGAACTTGCTGAGGAAGGATTCATAAACCTTGCTCGTAAAGAGTTTGTTTTACTTCCCAACCCCACGAGAGTAATCTCGCTGCGGCCAGTGGACGTGACTCAGACGTTGCCCGTAAGAACTTTTATCAACCGACTATTTCAATTCCTTAGAAAAGAAAAGAAGGAGATCGAAGAAGCGTACCGTTAGGTAGCTA